CAGCAGACCACCGGCAATGGGCGGTCGGTGACGTTCCAAGTCAATGGTTCCGAAGGCGTGACTCCCACAGACATGGCCGAGGCCTTCAGCCGTTTGCTTGACCTCTACGACGACGCGGTGACAGCCGGAAATGCGACTGATGCCAATCGCTACGGCTACATGATGGGACGGCTAAAACCCGTTCGTGCCTTCCGCAACGATTTCTCTAATCTGATGCGATGAAATTACTTGAACGCCTAGCCGCTGCGACTCGGTTCGTGGTTTCACCAAAAGCCCGGTACGAGGGAGCCCGCCAAACAACCCAGCGATCCACGCTGCACGGATCGGTTCAGTCGGCTTCGTTCGACATTGACCCCTACAGCCGTTACGAGTTGGTGCGTCGGTCCCGGTATTTCGAGCGCAATAACGCCTTCGTAAACCGCATCGCTGACCTTTTTGAGCAGTACACCGTAGGGCAGGGACTCGCGTTTTTCCCTTCATCGTCTGACACCGCGTGGAATGCGACCGCGCTTAATTACTGGCGCGACTGGCAACGGTTTGCCGATCTATCCTCCCGCCTGTCGTTTGGAAGCCTTCAGGGCATCATTGCCCGGGCACTTTTCGTCGATGGTGAAATTTTCATCATCCTCACCCGAGGTGAATCTGGAAACCCTCGGATCCAGTTAGTCGAATCCCACCGGGTCAAAAGCCCGCCCGCTTTGCAGGGTCGGACTATCATTGACGGCGTTGAGGTGGACGAGCGGGGCCGGCCGGTAGCCTACCACATCACCAACGACGACGGAAAACGGCAGGACATTTTCCAGCGAGTCGAAGCCGAGTTCGTTGTCCATGTTTTCGAGCCGGGACGCCCGGGTCAGTATCGCGGACTCCCGGCGCTTTACCCGGTCATGAACGACCTTCACGACTTGGACGACCTCCAGATCTTCGAGATGCAAGCCGCCAAGGCCGCGTCAAAGGTTCAGAACGTCATCAAGACCAAGGAGGGCGAGGTCACCGATGACGATATCATCCGCGGAACAATCCTCGGATCCGACGGGGTGGAACGGGCCGATTACTACAAGGACGTCTTCGGTGGGGAGGTTGCTGTTCTTAAACACGGGGACGAGTTCAACCAGTTTCAGGTTGAGCGCCCGTCAGCCGCCACGTCGGGATATTGGGACTACCTGACCGCCAAGGTCTGCGCTGGCATTGGCATCCCAAAAGAAATTGTGCTGCCTACCTCGATGCAGGGCACCTCGATGCGTTCGGTTCTCGACATTGCCAACGCCTTTTTCCGGTCCCGGTCTTTCGTGATTGCAGACCACCTCCGACGGGTCTACGAGTACGTCATCGAAACCGGAATTAAAACGGACCCGTCAATGCGTCCGGCACCGGCTGATTTCTATCGGTCAACGTTTCGGTCTCCTCGGTCCATCAATGTGGACGTGGGCCGGAATTCATCTGCCGCGGTCAACGAGTTCAAATGCGGCATGAGAACGCTCCAAAGCATCTACGCCGAGACCGGTGAGGACTGGCGCGAGCAACTGCGGCAAAAGGCGGCTGAAATTGCTTATGCCCAAGAACTCGCTCAGGAGTTCAACGTGGACCGGGCCGAGATTATGACTCTTGACCCCAACGAGCTTTCGAGCAACAACGCCGCCGCAACAAACGCGTGAAAAACTGGTACGAGATCAAAGCACAGGCCCAATCGGATCAACCGATTGAGGTTCTGATTTACGACGAGATCGGCGGCTGGGGCATCACGGCTGCTCAATTTGTGCGCGACGTCAAAGCCCTCGGCAATGGTCCGATCAATGTCCGCATCAACTCGCCCGGCGGGTCGGTGTTCGACGGTCTGGCAATTTACCACTATCTGTCGTCTCGGCCTGACGTGACCGTCACCGTGGACGGCATTGCTGCCTCAATCGCTTCAATCATCGCCATGGCTGGCGCCAAACGCGTCATGCCGGCGTCGGCTTACCTCATGATCCACAACCCGTGGACTGGGGCCATCGGTGACGCCAATGACCTCCGCGAACAAGCCGATCTCCTCGACAAGTTGGGCGAGACCCTCGCCGGGATCTACTCGAAGGTGACCAAGAAGGGCAAAGAAGCTATCCGCGCCATGATGGATGCGGAAACTTGGATCGACGGCACCATGGCTCTGTCTGATGGATTCATGACCGACCTAACCGATGCCCAACCCATTTATGCCTCGGTCCGTGCCGACCGATTCGCTTGCACTCCGACCGCCTTGGTTCAGGCCGCAGCGCCGTCTGAACTCATGGTTGATGACTGTGTCAGTTGGAACGATTCAACCGGCACCGCTTACGGGGAAATTCTCGAAATCAAACGCGAGGGCACTCTTGAACTGCCAGACGCTGGAATCGTAGTCACCGCTTCCGCAGCCGATCCTGCTGCCTTGATTCAGCGGCATCAACCCATCCCGGGGACGGACGCTTTCGTCGAGGGGGACATTCTCGTTGGACTCAATTTCTCCCAACTGACCAAGGTCGAAGGACTCAAAATTGTTGAGACCGAGTACAAGGACTCCGTGGTTGGTGACATCCAAGCCGTTTCAAAGACCGCGCCTCAAGCCGCTCGCAACGCATTTGACAAGGGCGTCAAACAGGTCGAAGACGGCAAAGGTGGGGACGGACTTGAACCCGCGACCGTAAAGGAAGCCCGCAGCCTCAAGGCTGGCGAGGCACCGACCGAAGCAAAGATCCGCAAAGCCTATCGTTGGTGGGCTCGCAATGAGCGGTTCCTTGAAGCCGAAGTGGACAGCCCGGCTGACGTTGCTGGCAATCTTTGGGGCGGTGCTGCTGGCCGTGACTGGTTCCGCGCTCTGTACGCGCAACTGGAAGCAGAAACGGAGTCAAACAAAACAACCGAGACTGACCAAAACAACACCGAAACCATGCAAAAACTGCTCCAGAGTCTGACCGCCGCCGGTTTGATCTCCTCCGTTGACCTCGCCGAAGACGCCGCGGTCGCTGAGTTTGAGACCAACTTCGCCAACTTCGCCAAGGCCAAGGCCGACGCTCAGGCCTCGTTGGACGAGATCGCCAATGCCAAGATTGTTGCCACCGTCGAGGCTGCAATCGCTGACGGGCGCATCATGGCCAGCGGCAAAGATGCCTGGGTTGCCCAGATCAAGTCCGACTCCAAAGCCTCCGATTTACTGGCTGTCATCCAAACGATGAAGCCCGGATCCGACCCAGTCGGCGCTCCGGTTTCCTCGGGCGAAAAAGCCTCCGATCTTCGCGCTGAATTTGCACGGATCACCGATCCCAAACAGCGCACTACTTTCTGGTCCGCCAACAAGGCCCAGTTGCTTCAAAAGTAAACTCACACACCCAAACACACCATGGCTAACACCCTCGATTCCGGCCTGAATGGGACGCTCATCTCCCAGGCGGGCCTAGACGCTTTCGTCGGAGCTTTTGCTCCCATGCAAGCATTCACCACCGACTTTGACCCGGCTCCGGCCTCGAAGTCTGACACCATTCAAGTGCCCTATGTTCCGGCCGCTTCTGCCGCCGCGGACTTTTCCGGCACCTACACCCGTCAGGACTCCACCCTAAACAAGCGCACGATCACGCTCAACAAACACAAGTTTGTCACTTGGTTCCTGTCCGACGTGTCCATGGCTAAGTCGCCCGCCGCGACTTTGGAGCGCTTCGGTATGCAGAAGGGCTTCCAGTTGGCCAAGGCCGTGTTTCAGGACATTTTGTCCGCGGTCACCAGCACCAACTACGGATCCGCTGCCCACACCGGTGTGGCCGCAAACTTCGATTACGCGGACGTGGTCGACATCAAGGACGCTTGCGACACCGCAGATATGCCCGAGGTGCCCCGCTCGTTGATCCTTGGATCCAGCTACTACAACGCCCTGCTGAAGGACTCCGTCATCAAGGACGCCGCCGCCCTCGGTGCGACTGCTAACCAGACCGGTTCCCTCCCGAACCTGTCCGGCTTCATGACCTACCGGTCGAGCCTGATCCCGGGCAACTCCCAGAACCTCGTAGGCTTCGCCGCCTACCCTTCCGCGCTCATCACCGCAATGCGTTACCTCCAGCCCGCTGGCCGTAGCCAAGACGGTGTGTACCGCCCCGTGGCTGACGAGAAGACCGGCATTACGCTCGGCTACCGCGAATTTTATGACAACGACACCGGAAACGTGGTCGCTGTGCTGGAGTGCTTCTACGGCTACGCCCTCGGCGAGGCCAATTCGCTCAAGCGCATTATCTCGGCCTAATCGCCATGCGCCTCGGGATTCTCATCGTAGACGGCAAGGTCGTTTCTGGACCCGCTCTGGCCTCACAAGTCGAAGCGGAGTTCAAAGCGACCGTGCATTCTGGGGGCAACGGAATCGGCACAATCGAACTTTGGTCTGAGGACCGAGGCCGCGAGAAGCGCCACAAGTTCCCGGGATTTATTCCCGCCCCGGTGCCAGACAAGCCGCGCAAAAAGTAACCGAGCCAATGAACGCAGCCGATACGGCACTCGCTAACGGATTCACCGCCTTGCTGGCAACGGCAGGGGACACGGTGACTTTCCGAGGTGCGTCCGTGTCGGCTGTGATCAACTGGGTTCCGTTTGACGAAAAAGCCTTTCCGAACAACCCGGACTTTGACCGCGAGTCAACCAGCCGAGTCGAGTTTGTCGATGGGGCAGTGTCTCCAGATCCGAAGGTCGGGGAGGTCATCACGCAAGGGACCAAATACCACCGCATCCAGTCTGTGCGGTACAACGGTCTGGCGTGGATGATGGATTGCGAGGTGACGACGTGACTCTGACCTTTGAGACCAACCTCGCCGAGTTCAACGCTGCGTTGACCCGTTACGCCGCGCTGTCGAGCAAAGGAGCGGCTGAGGCCGTTGCCAAAAAGGGAGCCGACTTCGGGTTCCGACTTTCCCGCAAATTGCTGGCGCTCGCCCCGAGCAAAGGTTCCGTTCGCGAAAGCCGCCTTGCCATCCTCGCTTCAGGTGGAGGACTCAAGATCCGCGACAAGATCCGTCAAAGGGTCTACTCCAAGCTAGGAGTGTCCCAGACCGCAGAAGGCCGGAAACTCCGCATGGGAGGCAAGAGGCTGTCCGCGTCAAAACTGATCGGTGGAAAGCGCCTCAACCTCCAAGCCTTGCTGGTCCGAGCCGAACTCAACACCCGCGAAAGTGGCCGAGGGTTCTCCGCGTTGTCTGCCCGGTACAAATCACTTTCTCAGCAACTGGCCGCTGACCGTTTTGGTGAACAGCGCCGCAAAATCCTAGACCGCTACAACCGGCTTGTGTCTCAGGTCGGTTTCAAGCGGGACGCTGATTCCGCAAGTTTGACTTTCCAGTGGGGCGGCAACGAGTCATCCGGCAAACTGGCTGCATCACTCCAGAAGCCGCGCCAACAGGCCGCAATCGCCGACGCGCTCAACGAAGCCCGGGCCGACATGATGGAATACATCATCCGCAAACAAGCCCAAGCCGCCCGGACGATGGCTATTTGACCCATGCTTTCCCTCGCATCCATGCAGTCAACGGTGGCCGCGGCAATCAATGCCAACGCGTTCTTTTCAAGCGCCCCAAGCGTGCTCTGCATTTCCGACGACGGGCTCCAGGACTCTGCCATCGAGACCCAACTCCGGTCCAAAGGCTGCGTGGTTGTAATTCCTCCGATTCTTCGGGCAATGCGCCGAGACATTGGTGGCGGCAAGCTGCTTCTGGACGCCGAGATCGTGGTTCGAGTGCTGGTCAACCCGCACGTCAACACGGCGGCAGGAGGGGCCAACCGCAACGTTTACTCGGCCGTGGCTGCAGCGACTCAGGCCGTCCTGTCGTGGGTTCCTGCCACCGTCGGGGACCGCCGTTTTGAGACCTCCGAGGACTTCCTCCAGATCGCCGTAAACGACACTGGCCTTCTCGGTTACCACTTACTTTTCACGAAACTTTCCACCCTTAACTGACCTCTAAAACCCCATGAACACCGCTTCAGTTATTCTCGGCAACCACGGCTTTTTCTTCCGCGATGGCGGCAGTTTCACCGTTCCTTCTGCCGGCACCGCGAGCCGAACTGTCAAACCCGGAGCCGCTGACACCGGATGGATTGACCTTGGCATTCTGTCCGAGGCCACCATTCAGCACGAACGCGAAGAGCGCGACATTTTCGCCCCGACCCCGGGTGTGATGCGTCTCTACGACGTCATCGAGACCAAGCGCCAGTTGTCGATTAACCTGACCGCTCAGGAACTCAGCCCGCTGGCGTTTGAATTGATCTTCGGGACGCTCGCCTTGACCAGCATTTCCACCCAGTACAACCCGCTGGAAGGTGCGACCAAGAAAGGCTGGCTCAAACTCCAGCAGTACAACCAGAGCGATGCGCTCGTCAATACCATGGACGTCTACGTTCAGATCAAGGTTTCAGGCGAAATCAGCTTCAGCGACAACGTCGTCACCGCTCAGTTCGAGGCCCGAGTTCTGCACAGCACGCTGAACACCGGCACTCTGGCCTAACCAAAAAACGCCATGCCAGCCGATTTTATCACGCCCGGCTTGGCCGCGGCTTGGACTGTTTCAGGCCCGACGGCCTACGGTGTTCCTTCAAGGTTCACCGCGGCCGTTCGGGCGCAGTCAAACCAGACGATTGGCGCGACTCTCACCGGCACGTTTGACTCGGTAAATTTACAGGGGACACTTGCAACGGTTTCGGACCGTGCGGTCTTGCTGACCCTCCAATCGGTCACGACCACGAACGGCATTTATGTCACCGGGGCCGGTTCGGTTTCGGTGGACATTACCGCATCGTTTGGTGGAGGCACCAAGGTCGTCAGCACTCTGTCTCCGAGTCGGCTTTATTACTGGATTCAGTCCAACGGCTACACGGTCACAAACGGGACTGAGACGCTTACCGCCAGCGGATTTATCACCGCGTCATCCGGTGGTTCTTTGACCTTTACGGGGCCGGCCGCTGCGTTCCAAACCGACACGCTTAACGAGGCCGGACTTGTCCGTCTCACGTTGTTTGATGCCCCGAATGAGTTCCCGGTCGAACTGGTGGTCAACGTCACCGGGGGAACCTCGATCAACACTTGGTGGCAACTCACTTCGACCGTCACCAGCGTGGGCAGTTCTCCGATTGTGTTCTCTCAAATCACCGTCGCCAGCCTAGACGTCGGCTTCGAGGACAATCCCTACGACAACACGCTTCCCGACGCAAAGACTCCGGCGACCGCGACCGCGTTTGATAACACCTTGCCGGAGACGACAAGCGCCCCGTTGTCGGATGCTCCGAGTGCCATGACCAACACGGCACCGGACAACAAGACCCCAAACAACAACGACGCGTTCAACAACACCGCCGCAGCCGCGTTGGTGCTTCAAGGTGAGCAATCACCCGTTGCTGGCATTACAACGCCCGCCAGCCCCACCGCCGTAAGCCACAGCGCCACGCTGGTTGCCGGGACCAACTACCTTGTCCAAGTCGGAGCCCGCCTCGCTCCCGTCACGGTCACCCTGCCCGACCCCGGCAGTCTTGCCCAACGCGTCGAGATTGCCGACGTCACCTCTCAGGCCGCGACTGATGCAATCACGGTGAACGCCGGAACAAGGGACATCGAGACGGCCGGCCAAACCTCCTACACCATCGACCGCAACGACGCGGTCCTTGTTTTGTCCTACACCGGAAGCAAGTGGAAAATCCTCTGACCCCATCATGATCACAAAAATTGCCGTGGCGACGACCGCCACCCTCGTCGATGCAGCCTCCGAAAGGCAGTGGCTGATGCTACAAAATCAGTCCGACACCGCGATCTTCATCTCGTTCGATGGAACCGCAACGGTGACCACCGACACGGGAGCGACCCCGGGCATCCGGCTGGCTCCCTACGACACCATCATGTCCACGGACATTTCCGGTCGGTTCAGCGGCAACAACTTCCCGATCTACGCTATTCACGGCGGGACCGGCACCAAAAACCTCGTTCTTCACGAAGTCTAAAAATTTACTACCATGAGTTGGAACATTAAAACTCCCGGGGACTACATCAACGGGCCGTTGACGGTCGCAGGAACCGCCACCATCACCGGAGATCTGACGGCTGCTCGATGGTTGGTGAGTGGCGGCTCTCTTCCCGGTGTTGGAAACGCCAACCCTTTCGCTTATCGCATTGGTGGCGGTGGTCTGGGAATTGGTGCTGCTACTGAGACTGGAACGACTGCTCCGATTGTCTTCTACTGCGGAGCCGGTGGTGTTGAGCAGTACCGCATTGCTCCGCTCGGTGTAAATACTTGGAGCGACGGCGCAGGCGGCACTCGAATGACCCTCAACTCTACGGGGTTGGGGATTGGTGCGAGTCCCAATGCAAAACTTCAGGTCAGCAACGGTGCATCCGTAGATAGCGGTTTGTTCACCGGATTGATTATCGGTGGATCTGGTAGCGGAAGCGCGAGAACCGCCTCATTCATTAAAGATACTACAACTCCATACAACCTGATCGTTAGTGTTCAGGATTTCACTGGCGGAACGACTGGTAGCTTTATTGTCCGTAACGGATCGACGGATCAATTTAGAATCGACTCCTCCGGCAACGTGGGCGCGGGGATTGCGCCGAGTGCGTGGGCTACTACGACCACGATTTGGCGAGCGTTGGATATGCAGTATAGCTGCGGAATCGCTTCTACTGGTGCCGGTTCGGGTGAAATCGACTTTTTGTGGAACGCCTACTACGATCAGACCGATCAGCGTTGGGAGTTCAAATACACTGGAGACAGAGCCTCTCGGTATTCAATAGGTGGAGCTGGTGTTCACACATGGTATAACACGGCTTCCACCGGAACCGCAAACAATCCAATCACTTGGAACCCAGCAATGACCCTCGATGCGAGTGGGCGATTGCTTATAGGAAAGACGGCAAGCGCACTTAGCACTGTTGGTCTTGAAGAAGCAGCAGGAGGGTTTATTCAATCGACAGTTACAAGTGATGCTTCGTTATTCTGTAACCGACTTGCAACAGATGGTGAAACAATTAAATTTTATCGTCAGACGCTTCAGGTTGGAAACATCTCAGTTACAACGACTGCTACTGCCTACAACACTTCATCCGATTACCGGCTAAAGGAATCTGTCCAGCCGTTGGTTGGTGGTCTTACTCGCGTCAACGCGCTGAAGCCTTCCGTTTATAATTGGAAGTCTGACGGTTCTGCTGGCGAAGGTTTCTTGGCCCATGAATTGGCCGACATCGTTCCTGCCGCTGTCACTGGTGAAAAGGATGCCGTGAACGCCGATGGTTCGATCAAGTCGCAGGGCATTGATATGTCCCGCATTGTCCCCATCTTGGTTGCCGCCATCCAAGAACTCACCGCCCGCGTCCAAACCCTCGAAGCCCGCTAATTTATGACCATCCTCTGGATCATCGAACGCCTTCTCGTTAAGCCTACCGAAGGCAGTCTCACCGATGTCGTAATCACCGCCGATTGGCGTTGCAACGGCACTGATGAAACGTACAGCGGCACCTGCTACGGCTCATGCTCGTTCCAACCGCCGTCTGGTGAGTTTACGCCATATCCTGACCTGACGCAGGAACAAGTGCTTGGTTGGTGCTACGCCAATGGCGTCGATCAAGCGGCCATCGAGGCGAACGTGACGCAGCAGATCAACGACCAGATTGATCCGCCCGTGGTTACGCTGCCGCTGCCGTGGGTGCCGGTGCCGCCTCCGGTTAAGGTTGCGGAGCCTGTGGTGGTTGCCGATACTTCCGCCGCTGATACGGTGACCGAGGCAACGCCCGAAGTGCTGGTCAGCGAGTAAAAACCACCTCATCGCACTCATGGAAAACGTTACTGCTCCTATCACGATCACTTGGATTCTGACCGAAGACAAAGCCCAGAAAATTCTGGAATGCTTCGACATCTGCTGCAAGGCGGGCGGTCTCCAAAATGCCCGGGTTGCTCTGCCTTTGGCCGAGGAACTCATGCAGACAGCGCTAAAAGCCAAGGAAGAGCGCGAGGAAGCCTCAAAGGAATAACCGAGCAGATGACCAACAACCACGACGAGATCCGCGATGGGTCAATCGGTATCGGGTCTGGCTTAGTTTCCGCAGTGATGGGCCTTCTAAAACCTCTTGGTGAGGTTGCATCATCCGTTGGGTCAATCGTTGGTTGTGTGATCGCTTGCGTCATGCTCTACCGGCTGCTACGAAAGAAAGACTGACATGAACATGAAAACCACTCTGGCCGGTATCGGCTCCATCCTCGCCGCTGTTGGGTTTGCCTTGAAGGCGATCTTTGACAACGACCCAGCCACCAACGTGGACATCGGTGCGACCATCGCCGCGGTCACCGCTGGCATCGGTCTCATTGCCGCCAAGGACGCCAAGGAATCGAAGCCGCTGTTGTCCGACAAGCCAGCCGAGCCTAGCGAGCCCAAGGCGTGAATTGGCTCGAACAGATCGTCACTGCCTTGGTCAAATTCCTGTATGGGTTGACCAAGGAAAACCCAACCGCTCGAAATGCTGAAACACCTCCAGAAGTTCGTCGTAGTTGGGACACTTGGCTTCGCGGCCGGCTGCGGGACAAGAGCGGTGGTGATCGATCCCAGGGCTGACGTTGTCCGCCTCGGGCCGGGAGTGCGCGGGCCGGTCTACGTTTTCGTGGATGGGCAATGGACGCTGACCCGGAAAATAACTTTGCCCGAAGGCTGGTTCGCCGGTCCCGGGCCTCAACCAGAAACAAAACCCTAAAATATTCCCATGACTGACAGCATGGCCACATTGATGGGCGGCAAACAACTTGTCGCCTACCACCTCGACGGAACGCAGGAGATCGTGGATCTCAAGCAGTTGCCCGTTCGATTGCTCCCGCAATACCTCGCCACCATCGACGACGAGGCATCTCGACTGGAGATGATTCTCGGCAAACCAGCAGGGTGGGCCGACACGATCACATCTGACTCACACGTTGAGTTGCTTGAGGCCGGGGAGGGTCTCAACTCAGATTCTTTTTCCGCGTGGCTCCGTCGTCGAGTGCAACGACAGGAGCAGCTAGTGCCGGGCTCAAGCGGCGAGTTGGGCAAGCAACTGCTGTCAGCCTCGCCGACTGGGTCGCGGAATGCGCGGTCCGCTGTGGTCTAACGCTCGCCCAAGCGGCTGACCATAGTCCGGCACAGCTTAGACTGTTGGCTTCCGCAGCCTCGCGCATTGACGCGGGGACTGGGCTGCTCAATCTGCACACGACCTATGCGGCCACGGCCGCAACAGTTGCCAAGGAGGGGCGGACCGTTTTGGAACGCCTCCAGAAGCAACTGACGAAGCAAGCGAAGGGGGTTTGACATCATGGCTGACACGAACTTACGGATCAAAATCGGGATGGTTGGCTCCGCGGACGTCAATGCGGGCCTTCGAGCCATCGGATCCGCCGCGGCAGGACTCCAGGCAACGCTGGCGGGCATCGCTGCGTCTGTGGGTGCAGTTGTCAGCCTCGGCGCTGCAATTCAGCAATCCGTCAAGTTCAACGCCGAATTGGAGCAACAGGCCGTTGCTTTCAAGACCTTGTTAGGCAATGCCGAAGCGGCTTCGCGCCGCATGGCCGAGTTGGCAAAGTTTGCTGCCCAAACGCCGTTTGAGCTTCCCGAGATCGTTCAGGCCTCAAGGGTTCTCCAAAGTCTCACCAACGGGGCACTGGCGTCCGGTGACGGTCTTCGCCTTGTCGGTGACGCCGCTTCCGCAACGGGGAGACCATTGGAGGAGGCCGCTATGTGGATCGGCCGCTTGTACGCCGGACTCCAGTCGGGCACGCCCGTTGGCGAGGCCACACTTCGGTTGTTGGAAATGGGCCTAATTTCCGGGACGACCGCCCGCAAGCTCAACGAACTAGCCGAGTCTGGTGAAGGTGCCGGTCAGGCCATGACGATCCTCCGGGACACGTTCGGCCGACTTGGCGGGGCCATGGCTGACCAGTCGCAGACGTTCAGCGGTCTGCTTTCAACTCTCAAGGACACGTTCAACATGGCGCTGGCCGACATCGGCAAGCCGTTATTTGACGCGCTCAAGGCCGGACTCACCGAATTGATTCCGGTGGTTGAGGACATCGGAACCCGCATTGGTGCGTTTACCCGGTTGGCGGTTCAATCGTGGCGCAACGGCCGATTTGCGGAACTCATCGGACTCACTATTGAGGCCGGAGTCGAGTATGGGGTCGAGGCATTTGCCGGTCTCCGTGACAAGGTGCTGTCGTTCTTCACCGACGAAAGGGTCGCCAACGCAATCGGCAACTCGGCGGCAACTTTAGCAGTTGGCACCGCTAGAGCGTTCATCGAACTCAACACGTTTTTTCAAAGCTATTGGAACTCGGTCGGGGTCTACGCTGCCCAAGCAATCGGGTCCGCAATCCGCCTTTCAATCAACGCCGTGCTGGCTTCGGTTTCCGTCGCCACGTTGGGACGGATTAATCTTCCGCTCATCCAGCAGACAACCCCTAATTTCGACGAAGCTCTGGCAGGTGGAACCGCGATTGCTCAAGCCAACGCCGCAAAGCAAAAGGAGATCGTAGACGCATTATTGGAGACTTACCGCGAGTTTATTGGGATCGAGTCCAGCATCACCGACGAAAGCGGAAAACAGGTTACCGCCCGTGAAAAGCTGAAGACTCTCATCGACCAAGTGTTGGCAGTCGAAAAATCCCGCAAGGATCTCACCGGAGGGGCTCAGGCCGTCATCGAGAACGAGGCAAAGCTCATCAACGTAAAGTTGGAGCTTCAAAAGCTGGAACTGGAATACAGTCGTCAGTTGCAGCAAATCAATCAGTCACGCGGGGCGATTGAATCAAGCTGGCTGACGACCAACTTGGTAAAGTATCAGGAGAAAAAGCGACTTTTCCAAAACGAGCTTGATCTCATTGCCAAACAGATTACCGCACTCGAAAAGTTAAAGGCGACAGCCACCGAAACCGAGCGGGTGCAGATCGAGCAACGAGTGGTCGGCCTCCAAGGCACAGCAGGAGGAGTCCGAAACCAGATGACTGGAATGGGGCCGGATCCTCAGTCGATGGGGGAAAATTTCCAAGCCACGCTCATCAATCTGCAAAACCAGTTTGGAACCGTCGCGCAGCAGATGGCGGCAACATTCGCCGACGTGTTCAACGCTGCGACTGCATCCATCTCGACCGGCATTCAGGGGTTGATTATGGGGACGATGACATGGGGACAAGCCCTGCAAAACATCGGGCTTTCCATCGTCAACTCAATCGTTAAATCGTTCGCCGACATGGTGGCCGGTTGGATCATGTCCCACGTTATCATGAAGGGCGTTTCAACGGCTTGGTCCGGGTTTCAAACGATGCTACGAGGCAAGGACGTGGTCGAAGCAAACGCCACGGAATTGGCAAAGACTCCGGCGCTTGCTGCCAACGCGACACTGGCCTCGATTGGGTCTTACGGTGTGGCCGCTGTCATCGGCATTGCTGCGATTGCTGGAATCTTGGCAATGATCGGAGGATTTAAGGAAGGCGGCTACACGGGCGACGGCAATCCGAACGACGTGGCTGGTATCGTTCACCGAGGCGAGTATGTGGTCCCTGCCGACGCTGTTGATCGCATCGGACTGTCCAGCCTCAACGCGATGGCCTCCGGTGGCGTATCTGATGCCGGTGCATTTACCTCCGCTGCCGCCCCGGGTCCAATCACCCTCAACATGGGGGTCTTCGACAACCCTGCCCGCCTTGCCGATTGGGCTCGGTCGAATGAAGGTCGCACGGTGCTGGTGGACATCATGCGCCAACACTCCCACGAATTTTCTCGCGCATGATCTCGACAACCTTTGCCAGTCAATCGGTCTACCTCCTAAACGATGCCCCGGACTGGGGATCGCCGGTCGGGGTGACGTTTGACTTGGTGACGCAGTTCGAGGAAGGGCTTACGGGTCGAGAAGCTCGACGACCACACGCTGCAACCTTACGGGCCAAGCTTAAGTTCCGGCTGACAATCCAAGGTACAGACGCCTTCACGTTTAAGACCGCGCTACGGGCCTACCAAACGCAGCCAATCATTGTCCCGTTCTGGCCGCTGGCTGAGACATGGGCCAACCGGGCCAATATTGCAGCGACGGGGCTCCGGGTGGCTTACAAGGCAGACTGGTCGACGTGGGAACTTTATACCACGGTGGAGCCCGGATGGGTGTTGGCTGACGACCTTGTTGCTCCGGCCTTCTGGGGACGCCTAGAGGACCGTGAAATGGTCTGGATCAACGCCACCGTTGCCCAGTTTGACGTCAATTTCACAGA